GTTGAACGGTTAACTAACGCTATTGCTTTTCTTAAGAAAGAAAATGGCGTAGAAGAGGCTCCTGCTTCCGATGCCACTGAATAAACCCACTCGCGGTGAACTTAACTGGGACACCAAACTTAATGCTGCCCTAGATTATCTAGATACAAAGCCAGGAAATGATTTCGTTGGCTATGACTATGAGATTCACGTTAGCCAAGTAGATGGTAATGACACTACTGGCAATGGTGATTTGCTCACCCCAGTTGCCTCTATTACTAAAGCGTTGACTTTAGTGACGGGTGCCAGACGCACAGTTATTATTCATCCAGGAACTTACATTGAAAACCCATCAATTACATACCAATACACAGTCTTAACCACCCTTGCAACTGTAGGTGGAAGCACCGTAATTTCTGGAACTGTAACCACAAATACTGGCTGTACTGTTTCAGGGCTAAAGATGACAAACTTTACTAGCACCGCAGCAACTGGTACAGGAAACGTATACCTACTTAACTGCGACGTTTCTGGCACTATTACAAAGAGTGGGACTGGTCTATACACCCTTATTCGTTTCACCGATTGTGGTGCTGCCAACATTACTGGAAGCGGATTAGTTGATATTTATGGTGGTACAACAACTCTTGTAACAACCAACCACGCTAGTGCGGTTGTCCTTATTAAGAACGGTACAACCGTTGCCCCAACTTTAACCGCTGGAAGTTTAAGCCTTGTACAAACGGTAGTAGTTGCTGCGGTAACCAATGCTGTTACATCTGCTGCTGGAAGCGTTATTACTATGGCAAACTCTCAGTTAGTGAACACAGCATTGACTAACGTTGCCCCAGTTGTATTAAATGGGTTCTACTCAATAGTTAACTGCGTCTTTGATAAGCCAAACTCAACCCTAGTTGCCCTCTCAGGCACTGGTGGCTCTACAGGTTCTGTTGACTACTTTCAATATGTCAACGCAGATAGACTTCTCATGCAAAATGGAACAGCCCCTGCTGCTAACTTAACAGGCGGAGGTATCATTTATGTTGAGGCAGGTGCTCTTAAGTACCGAGGCTCATCAGGAACGATTACCACTTTAGGTCCTGCTTAATGGCTGAGAAAAAGAAAGTCGTTAAACCAGAAAAGCCAGTTAGCCTAGGTATTGGCGTTCCTGGAAAAAAGAAAACAGTTACCCACAAGGTCTCTAAAAATAAAAAAGGTGATGTTGTAGTTGAGCACACAAACACTAATCAGGGTAAATATGACAAGATTAACCTCACCAAGATGGGTGGCTCTAAGACAGTTCAGCAAGGCGTTAATGCTGTGAAGAAATGGCATAAAGCAAACCCCCATACAACTAGGAGTAAATAATGGCTAAAGATAAAAACCCGTGTTGGGATGGTTATGTTCAGGTAGGCTTTAAGAACAAAAATGGCAAGAAAGTGCCAAACTGTGTTCCTGAAGGTTCAGGCAAAAAGAAAGTTTCAAAACCTAAGAAAGGTGCAAAATAATGTGTGCTTCATGCGGATGTAAATGCACAAAAGACAAGGCAATGAAGGGCTGCAAGTGTTCTTGCAACACCTGTAAGTCAGCACGTTCTGGAAAAAAGACCAGTAAGACTAAAACCCTTTCAGCAGGTCAAAAGAAGATTGCTTCTGCTGCAGGTAACCCCAACAAAATCGAAGGAGCCGATTTCAAGGCTCTAAGGAAAGGTAAGTAATTATGTGTGCAGCATGTGGATGTGGTAAGAAAAAAGGAGAGCCAGGTTATGGCAAAGGCAAAAAGGCTGATAAAGCCCAAGATGCTAAAGTCATGAAAGGCATGTCTCCAAAGGAAAAGTCTTCATTTAAAAAGGCTGATAAAGTAATGGATAAGAAGTCCATGACTCAAGCCCAAGACACCAAAAAAGACAAGGCTTTAGCAAAAAAAATTAAAACAAAAAAGAAGTAAGGATTAAGCCCCCGCAAGGGGGCTTTTTCATTTATTATCGTTGTGTTAAGAACCATGCGGTTTTTAATGTTTTACCTGCTGATTACTTTGCTTCTCCTGTTAGGGGTTTTCTATGTCTACACCTTGGTGGCAACAGATTGCTGATATGCAATCGGCTCAAGAACGTGACGAATTTGTTAAGGGAATGTATGGGTTTAAGCCCCATAGTCAGCACAGTTTTTTAATCGGCCTTTTGGCAGGTTATGTAGGTACTGGCCTCCTTTTCAAATCGAAAAAGTCACGCAATGAAAAGTAAACCTAACTACACAAAAGTACTCAGCCAAGCAGCAAAAGAGACCACTAAGGTCATGACTGCTCAATTACGTGCAGAAGCCATTGCTAGTGGCTGGGATGAAAAAACTGCTAACGCCTTGAGCGTTAAGTTTTCAAACAATAAATTTACAATCAGTTCCCCTGCAAAATACGATAATGCAATTAAAGACTTAGAGTATGGAACATCATCTACTCAACCTTCTCCTGCTATCCGTAGGTTTTCAAATAGAACCGATGCTGCAGAAAGCCACATGTTAAAAGTAGCAAGTGCACTACTAAAGGGAGGCAAAATCTAATGACTCTAGGTGCCCTATTTTTAACTGAAGATAAAGCGTTGCGTGACCTCTTAAAAGGCATGACAGTTAACGACCAAAGAGGTGACCAAGAAGGTGTTGCTCGTCCTGTTGGTGTTTGGTTTGGTATGCCTGACCAAGAAATCAGAGACCAGTCTTACCCATACGTAACTATTGACATGATTGATATTTCAGAGGCTCGTGACCGTGCTATGCGTGGTTACATTGAGATTGATTATCTAAAGCCAACGCTAGGTGCTAATAAAGGCTATGAAATTGAGATGCCTGTACCTATTAATCTTGATTATCAGATTACAACCTACAGTCGTAACCCACGTCACGACCGTCAAATTTTAACGCAATTACTTTATACACGACTACCTTTTCGGTTTGGAACAGTCATACCAGCAGACGACACCACAGTGCGTCGTTTGGATGTCCTTGACGTTGCAAAGCGAGATACGATTGAACAAGCAAAGCGTTTGTTCATGAATGCAATAACTGTGCGTATTTCAAGTGAAATTGCACAAACACAATATAAAGAACTATATAAGGTGCAGTCAGTTCATCTCTCAAGTCCTGCTTTGTCTCCAATAAGGGGAACAAGATTTGTAGGACCTCCAGGGGACATCATTACGGCATAACATGGCTCAAATCAACCCTACGATAGGAGAAAAATAATGGCGACTTATAGCCGTCCTGGCGTTTACATCAGTGAACGCGTACTTCCTGCTCCAGTTGCAGCATCGGCTTCGGCTAATGCAGCGGGTGCAGTCGTTGGCACATTTGCCAGCGGTCCAACCACAACAACCTTAGTAAGTTCTTGGTATGAATTTACAAAGTATTTTGGTGGATACAACGCAACCTACCCAGCAACATTTCAGGTGGGAGCATTCTTTAAGAACGGTGGACGTGACCTTTACGTAAAGCGTATTGTCGCATCTGACGCAACAGCAGCAACAATCATTGTTGGTCGTGCTTCTCTAGCAGCAGGAACCGTTTTAACTTTCACTGCAAAAGCAGTTGGAAGTGATGGAAACAACCTAAGAGTAAAAATTCAAGCAGGAACTCTAGGCACTGGTTACTACGACGTACTTGTTTACCAAGAAGGCGTTGCAGGAACAGCAAGTGATGTAACTAACGATGTACTTCTTGAGTCTTACGAAAACGTAGTAACAAACTCAGCAACATCTAGCGATTACATGGCAACTGCTATTAACTTAGTTTCTAAGTACATTACAGTTACAGTTAGCGATAATGCTAATGCTCCTCTTGCAGCGGTTTATCCGTTAGCAACAGGAAGCAATGGAAGTGCTGTTGCTCTTACTGATTACCAAAATGCAACAACTGGAACTATCGGTGGATTAGATAACATTGACCGACCATTAGTTGTATTTTTACCAGCACTTGCAGACGTTATTGGTGCTACAAATGCTGCAACTCATATTGGTGAAGCAATTGGTTGGGCAGCAAACAAGGCTATGCACTTTGTAGTTGCTGAAACTATCTCTGGTAGAACAGTTGACCAAGCACTTACTATTGCTACTGGTTTGGCTGGCTCAAGTTATTCAGCAATTTATTATCCACACTATTACATCACTGACCCAGTTGGACGTTCTGCAAGTTCAATTCGTTTAATTGGTCCTTCAGGTGCTGTTGCTGGTATCTACATGAACACTGATGCCACAGTTGGGCCATTTAAGGCTCCAGCAGGTATTGGAACAACTGTTCAAGGTGCTATTAGTCTAGAAAAAACATTTACATCTACAGACTTAGACAGACTTAACAGTGCTACTGCTCCACTAAATGCTATTCGTCAACTTCCAGGTGCAGGTATCTCAGTAATGGGTGCACGTACTTTGAAGCAAGACGGTACAGCAAATAGATATGTAAATATGCGTCGTTCATTAATCTACATCCGCAAACAACTTAATGATTTAACACAGTTTGCATTGTTTGAGAACAACGATGAGAAGTTGTGGGGACGTATTAACGTTGGCCTAACTACCTTCTTGAACGAGTACTACAACCAAGGTGGCTTGCGTGGTACTAATCCTAATCAAGCCTTCTACATCAAGTGTGATGCGGAAAACAACCCAGACAATCTGATTGCTCAAGGTCAAGTCAATATTGAAGTTGGTGTTGCTCTGCAATACCCAGCCGAATTTATTGTTATTGCTTTGTCGCAAAAGACAGTTAACTCCTAAGAAAGAAGGAAGCAGATAAATGGCAATTATTAATAATCGTTCGTCACTAGCGACCGACCCAATTAGAAACTTTAGGTTTCTAGTTACATTCCAACCACTAGCAACAGGTGATACTAACCTCGACGGTATGAAAGCCACAGTTGGGTTTACATCAGTATCTGGACTAGCGGTTACAACAGATTCTATTCCTTACCGTGAAGGTGGATACAACACCACTGTTCACCAGATTCCAGGACAGACTTCATTCCAACCAATCACACTACAACGTGGTGTGGTTCTTGGAAAACGTGCTCAATGGGATTGGATGCGTAATCTATTTGCAACTGTGCAAGGCGGTGCTGGTCGTACTATTAACCAAAACTTCCGTTGTGACCTTGAAATCCAAGTTCTACCTCATCCAATTGCTTCAACACCAACAACTCAAAAGGTTGAAGATGTAGCGATGCGTTTCCACGTTTACAACGCTTGGCCTACAGCAGTTGCATACTCAGACCTAAATGCAGGAGACAACTCACTATTTGTTGAGCAAATGACTCTTGTACACGAAGGCTTTGATGCTGAATGGTCTAGTATTGACGCTACTGGAAACTTCGTAACCGCACCAGAAATTAAATACACAGCGTAATCTAAAGAATAGGTATACAAAATGACAACAGCAATTAACGCAGCACAAAACCCAGACCTTGTTAATTCAATGGTTTCTGAGGCCATTGCTTCTACAGAAAAGAAGCAAGGCCCAGTAACCATTGTGCCTCCTTCTGAAACCGTAGTGACACTCCCTGGCGGATATGTAAATTCCGCTGGGGATGTCATCACGGAAGTAGAAGTTCGTGAATTAAACGGTAAAGATGAAGAAGCAATTGCTCGTTCTACAAGCATGGGTAAGGCTCTTCTTACAATTCTTTCTCGTGGCACAGTAAAGATTGGCGATGTAAAAGCAACAGAAGATATGTTAAATGGGCTTCTTTCAGGAGACCGTGATGCAATCATGTTGGGTATTTACAGAGCCACATTTGGACCAACAACAACTATTAATGGCGTATGCCCAGGTTGCAATACCTTTAAAGAGGTAGACGTTAATATCGACGAAGATATTAAGGTACGACCATTAGTTGATGAATCTCTTCGCAGATTTACTGTTGATTGTAAGGTTGGAGAAGTTGTAGTAACTCTTCCAACAGGACATGTTCAAAAGGAACTTATTAACAATTCAGAAAAATCAGTTTCTGAGTTAACAACAATTCTCCTTGAAAACTGTGTCCTAACAATTAATGGTGCTCCAGTTATTAATAAACTTCAAGTACAAAACTTAGGAATTAATGACCGCAAAATGATTGCAGAAGCCATTACCGAAAACAATATTGGACCTCTATTTGATGACATCAAAGTACAGTGTCCAGATTGTGAAAGTGAGGTAACGGTTCCTATTAATTTAGGTAACTTGTTTCGCTTCTAGCACTACACACTATTCTAATTTGGTTGCCGAATGGTTAGCCATATCAGATAGACACACAGGATGGACTTTGACCGAAGTCCAAGAACTTTCAGTTAGAGAACGTAAGAACTGGATAAATTTATCTAGTCAAGGATATTAAGGAGTTGACATGGCAGACGACATGAATGACACGTTGAAAAAAGCCAATGCCGAACTTGAAAAGTCCTTAAAACTTCTTACAAATATTAATAAAGAATCCGATAAATCACCTGGAAAACTTTCAAAAGCAGTAGGTGCTCTTAAAGGAGTCTTTAATTCTGGGCGTACTGGTGAAGGCTCCACAAGCCAGATGTCCCACATGGAAGGCAAGTTTGGTGGGCGTGGAGATAGTAGTTATCGCGCTTATCATGAAGAAGCCAATGCAGTTATTGGTCGATTTTCCAACAACGCAGAAAGCAAAGCACTTGGTTATGGGCAAGGCATAGCCAGAGCAACATTTGGAATTGTTGCTGGTATTGCTGCATCTGTGCCTAGCACAGCAGAAGTTATGGGAAGTGCTGGTAACTACTATGGTGCTTCTTTACGTTCTGGCGGAATGTCACGTCAAGCAGTTAGAAGTGCAACTTTTGGTGGACTTGCTGGTGGCGTAACTAGCACACTCTCGCCTTCAACTACAGCAGCAATTTTGGCTGCTCGTGGCATCATGCCTGGAAGTGCACAGTACAACGCTACTGTTGCACAAATTGGTGGTGCTGCTCGTTACATGAACATGGCTAACGAAAATGCTGCCGTTGCTATGTCAGGTCTTACACAAGGCGGATTCAGTGCTCAGTTATACAACATGGGTATTAGCACATACGATGCTAAGACTGGACAGATGCGTGACCAAAATCAAATATTTGAACAATTGCACAGTCGTTTAACTTTTGGTCGTCCTAAGATGAATGCTCAAGACACAATGACCAGTATTCAGGCAGGTCAATTAGGTTTTATGATGAACAGCCTCGGTATGAGCGAAGACCAAAAGTCTATGTTCTCTCAGTTTATGATGGACAAAGCAAGTGGCAAAGAAACCAACTTATCAAAACTTGGTTATGGTGATAATCCACTTAAAGACAAAATGCGTATTACCACCTCTGATACATCTGTTTTAAATAAATATGAAGAGCCTTTTTTAAAGGGATTTGAAAAAGCAGCAGATTTAATTGTCAATACAGTCAACCCAGCATTAGAAAAAATGGCAGGGGCTGCAGGAGCAGCAGCAGGTTACTTAGGTGGACTTGGCGAGTCTCGTGCAGGAACTGGTATGGGTATTGCTGCTGGTAGCATTTTAGGTGGTATAAAAGATATTGCTATAACTGCTCTTGCTGGAAAAGCACTTTTGGGTAAAGGCGGGGGTAACCTATTAAAAGGTGCTGGTAACTTTCTTAAAGGCGGAGTTAGTAAACTTGCAAAAGCAGGTCCTGGTGCTCTTATTGGTCTTCTTGGTGGATTAACAAAAGGAAACGATAAGGGAAGTCTTCAACACAGATTAGGTCAGGGCCTTCAATACGGAGGAACTGCTGCAGGTGTTACCGCTCTAATTCCTTTCCTTGGTGAAACAGGCATTGCTGAAATTATTGCTGCAGTTGCTGGTGGTGCTTATGGAATTGCAACTGGTGGTGGTTCTCCAGGATTTGGTGCTTCATTTGGTGGAGCAAACGGAAGTTCGAATGCAGTAGCACCTATTACTGGTGGTTCTGTTGGTACTCCTTATGGTGCAAAAGGAAAAATGTGGCAAAGCGGAAGTCACACAGGTGATGATTACCCATGCCCAATAGGAACACCAGTTGTTGCTGCTATGGACGGAATTGTATTTAACGATAACCCTGGTGATGAATACGGTAAGACTGTACAAATTGACCACGGCAATGGGTTTCAAACGCTTTATGGTCACCTTTCAGAAGTTTCTGTGGCGGTTGGTGCAAACGTAAAACGTGGACAAGTTATTGGTCGTTCTGGTGATACAGGTAACGTTACTGGTCCTCACCTTCACTTTGAAGTTCGCAAAGGTAAGAACAACCCAGTTAACCCTTCAGAATTAACTAAGGGTGGCGGAGCATTAGCAGAAAGCCTTTCAACTATTATTCAAAATGGTGGGTTAGGTTCTAGCCCACTTACTTCTGATATTTCTGGAGTAAAAGCAAACGACGTAAAACTTTCAAATTTATTAGGCTCTTCAAGCACCACTGCAATTTTGCAAGCATCTGTTGGACAAATAGGTGGTGGAGATAACGGTATTGGTAGTTCTGATGGTGGTTCTAAAGGAATCATTATGGGAACAGGTGACCAAAAGAGTTGGGCAACACAACTGCTGTCTGCATTAGGTGCTCCTGCTACAGATAGCAACATTGCTGCTCTTACTACTTGGGCTGCTCATGAAGGAGGTCATTGGAAAAACAGTGCTAACTACAATCCATTGAATACCACCTTAGATATGGGCGGTTCTGAAAGCATGAATAGCGTAGGAGTTAAACGCTATAACTCTTGGGAACAGGGAATTCAAGCAACTGTAAATACCCTAACAGGTGCTTCTGCTGATGCTCGTGGGTATAGCGCAATTGTTAATGCGTTAAAAAATGGTGGAGATACCTCTTCAATTCTTAGTGCTATTAGTAACTCTGCTTGGGTTACAGGTAAAACAGGACAAAATTCTTACAAGGGATTTAGTGGTGGAGGTTCACCTTCATCTACTGGAGCAACAATGTCTGGTGATGGGATTCAAATATTGTCGCCACAAATCACAATTAATGCTTCTTTCAGCGGAACAAGTGAGGAAGAAGCAATGAAGTTAGTTGGCGTTGTAAAGAGAGAGTTAGAAAAGACACTTACACTAAACACGATTGGTAGAGGGTAATGACAGTACTGGGAATTACTGCGTATTACGGGTACGTACAAAAGTTATCTGATGCACAACTTAGAGACCCAGTTGCTGTTTTAAAAGGCATTACTGCTATACAAACTGCTGTTAAAAATGAAAAAACAAACCTTGAAACACTGCAAAAAAAATACAATATTGCTAAAAAAGACTGGCTTGCTGCTAATACAGAGGTTACAAAACTTTACGAATACACAGTAAAGAACCCAAATGCAGCAGATATTACTGCTAAAAAAGCAGCACTGGCAACAGCAAATAATAAAGCAATTGCAGCAAAAAACAGCATGGATTTAATTAGTGGAAATATAAGTAACTTTAATTCTGCTTTACAAGCAAACCAACAGAACTTAAAAGACCTTACAGATTACAAATCTATAAGCGTTGCTACAGTTGCAGCAGGTGGCGGTGCTGCTGGAGATGGTCCAAAATCAGGTCCTGCAACTCCAAGAACAACTTGGAAATACAACGCTCCTATGCTTAAACAGGTTTATTTTAATGCTGCATCGGTTGCTCCTTCGTTACAGACTTCTTTAACTACTTTAAAAGGAACAACTCCTGAAAAATTTAATGATGCTTTAACTAGTGCTTTTAAATTAAAAGGAACTCGTGGAGTAATTCAAATGAGTGCCGACACAGCAGCCTATTATAAAAAGCAGTCTAAAGATAAAAAAACGTCACTACAACCGTATGGCTTTAGGTTCCATTACAATCCAACTTCTATATCCATGAACTACGGTCAAATGGGTGGTCAATCTCCAGAACTACTAATGAGTGGAAGAGACCAGTACAACCCATTGCTTCCTTTAGAAGGAGGAAGTGGATTACAGTTTGATTTGTATTTAAACCGTATTGAAGACATGAACTACGCTACAGCAAGCGGAAACTTACAGAGTGCAAACGGAAAAACGTTTTTTTCTACAGACCTTTACTCAGAAAACGTATTGGCTGAAGACATACGTGAAATCTATAACAAAGGAACTATGTACGATTTAGAGTACTTATTTAAAGCCGTTCACGGTGATTGGGGTAGTTACCAAAGTGCTTTGCGTGGTTGGACTTCTGATATTGGTTGGTTAAATGGCGTTGCAGTTGAATTTCATTTAGGTAACAATATGCGGTATTTATGTAGAATTAACTCAGTTGCTGTTAACCACGCAATTTTTAATGAACGAATGGTTCCAACTTTAAGTACTCTTCATATTACTGCTTCTAGGTTCTACGATATAAAGGTAAGTAAACCAGCAACATCAACAGCATTTGATTGGGCTAGAGACAGATGATTTATTTAGACAGTCGATATGCCAATGGCACAATTTTTAAAGCCTATAACTCTGTTAAAGACAGTTTTGAACAGACGGTGTTTAGGGTTTTTCCTGAAAAAGCCTCTGAAATTTTCTACTATCAATGGAAAGAAGGGGACCGCATAGATTTAGTTGCGACTAAATTATTAGGGTTACCAGAATATTGGTGGCAAATTATGGACTTTAATCCAGAGATTATTAATCCCTTTACTATCACTAGTGGTACTTACATAAGGATTCCTAATGGCGATTAACAGTATCCCAGCAGGGTATCAAGCACGATACGGCACTAGTTACACCGTAACGTTTCCTGATTTTCCTACTTTTAAAACTAAACCATACGAAATTGAACTACATCAAGAAATTAAAAAACATGACATTTTAATTTTAAAGTTTCAAATTTCAACTCCTTTATTTTTTAAAGGGTTTAAGACTGGAACAACAGTACAAGTAAACTGGACAAACTCTGCTCCCGCAAAAGGAGTATTTACTGGGTACATATCAACGGTTAGAAAATCTAAAAAATCTCCAGTAAACAGTGACGTTGAAATTACTTGTATTGGTGGTTCTTTCCCTTTAAAAAACCAAGACTCAAATATCTGGAAGAAAAAAAGCATTCCTGAAGTTGTTCAAGAAATTGCAAAAAAAACTAAGATGAAAACAGTTATTACTAGTCATCCTTACAAATGGAGTCAATTAAATCAACACGGGTCCTCCTATTGGGAGTATCTAGTTGCCTTAGCAACCGCTTTGGGTTATGCCTTATGGGTAAAAGGAACAACTATTTACTTTAAAAGTATTGATGATGTTTTAACAAAGGCTGTTGGAACAACCCCAATTTTGTACTTTGAAAACCAATTTGCTCCTCCATTTCATGCACCTATTGAAAGAACTTTAGATTATTTTGAGCCAACCTCTGGAGACTTTATTGAAGGAGAAGGAGTCACACCTAGAAGAACACAGCAAGTAGGTGGAGTTGACCCAGTTACTGGAAAAATGTACGGTTCTATTCAAACGCCTCAAACTACAAAAACTATGAAAAGTAAATTTAGTCAAGTACTTTTTGAAGACCATGGAAGTCTGAAAGTTGTTAACTCTGCTGATGCTGCAAAAGTTCTTGCAAAAGGTGCTGCAGAAAATGCAAGATTATCAAACATGGCTTGGTGGTCAGGTCAAGGAGACCCTCGCATTACTCCTTATGGAGCGGTAGATGTTCAAGGAATTGACGACATTAACGATGGTATTTGGTTGGTTAGGTCTGCTACTCACGTTATGAGTAAAACAGGAACCTACACCTGTAACGGTTATTTAATGTGTGAAGGAAGTGGACCCGCAGAATCTACTACTCAACGAGTATCTGGTCTTGGTTTAATTCCAACTTTAAATTTAATTGACCTTGAAGATGGGGATTCGTTAGGGATACCCGCTACCCCAACATTAGCGTCACCAACATCTATGTTTAGTGAAACCCAAAGCGGATATACTTTAAACTCTAGAAGATGGGTAGGATAACTATGTCTGAAAAAGCAATTGCTTTGCCGTTTAAATTAGACTCATACGGAAAAATTGCTGTCTCTTCTACTTTGTCTGAAATTTGGTCTGACCGAGTTTTATCTGTTATGGGAACTTTAAAAGGTGAACGAGTTATGGAACCAGATTTTGGAACATATCTTGCTACTTTTGTTCATGGAAATACCAGTGGGTTAGAAGAATCAATAAAAACAGAGGTTGAACAAGGATTTATAAAGTTCTTGCCTTTGTTAAACTTAGTGACTACAGAAGTTGTAGCAAACGAACTATCAGGTTCTTTAGACATAGTTATAACGTATGAACTGCCTAATGAAGAAGAACAAAAAACCGTGATAGCCCTTGCTGCTATTTCTAGAAAACTACCTATTTATCAGGAGAACCTATAATGGCTATAAATGAAACCCCACCATCAGTTGATTACACAAGCCGAGATTACTATGCTCTAAAACAAGAGTTAATTGCTCGTGTTAAAAGAGTTGTTCCTGAATGGAATGGGGCAGACGGTTCAGATTTTGGTCTTGCATTAGTTGAAGCCTTTGCTTACATGGGAGATATGGCAAGTTACTATATTGACAGAATTGCTAACGAGGGATTCTTAGCAACAGCAACTCAAAGAAGTTCTATCCTGGCTTTGGCGGAGGTTTATGGGTATTCTCCAACAGGTTATTCCAACGCTGATTTGACTTTAACTTTTACAAACAACTCAAGTTCTGCTGTTGAGTTACCAGCGGGTGTAAGAGTTACTGCTGACGTAACAGTTGGAACTTCTGTAAAAACAGTAACTTTTACAACATACACATCAGTAAGCGTACCTGCTTATGCAAGCGGTGCTGCTGGACAAGCAACAGTTGCTGCTTATGAGGGTGCTGTTAATACTGTTGAGTCTGGTTCAGTTTATGGAGCAATTATTGGAACTTCTGACGGTTCTTCGGAACAAAGATTTACTATTTATGATGACCCTGTTGTTTCAAATAGCGTAGAGGTTTATGTACAGAGCGGTGTTTCTTATAAAAAGTGGACTCAAGTAAAACATTTACTAGATTATGGTCCTGCTGATTCTGTATATTCTGTAGTTATTGATAAAGATAATGTTGTTTCTGTTGTATTTGGAGACGGCATCTCTGGTGCTATCCCAACTCTACAAGCAGTTATACGTGCAAAGTATATTGTTGGTGGAGGAACTATTGGTAATATATCGACCTCTCTTGTTGATTCAATTTCTTACATTCCAGGGCTTACCTCTAATCAAACTGCTGCATTAAGTGGAAACGTTTCTGTAACCAACACCGTAACAGGCGTTGGTGGTCAAGACCCAGAAAGCAGTTCTTCAATTCGTGCTAATGCTCCGTTATTTTTACGAGCACAAAACAGAGCAGTTACATTAGAAGATTTTGAAAACTTGGCTTTGTCTGTAGATAACTGTGGAAAAGCAAAGGCTGTTTCAACTGGGTATACCTCAGTCACTCTTTATCTTGCTCCAAGACGAGACAGTGGGGATGCAGATGCAACTCCTGGTCTTGATACAGTTTCTCCTTACGGTGCAACTATTGAATGGACATCTTTAAGAGATACAGTTAAGGCATATTTAGCAGATAAGTTGTTAGCAGGGACCTCTGTTACTTATACAATTCCAACTTATGTTCCAGTAACTTTAAACATTCAATACAAATTAGACCCTGCTTATACAACCGCAGATGCTGAAGCCAACATTAAAACATCTATTATTAATAACTTCTCGTACTTTTATCAGGACTTTGGTTCAGTAATTACAGCACAAGATATTGAGTTTGTATTACAAACAGTTCCTGGAATAACAAAAGGTAAAGTACAGTTCTTATACAAAACTGGAGGAACTCCAAGTATCGTAGAAGTAACAGCAGCAAATAATGAGATACTGTCATTTGCTGAAGGCTCTCTCATCCTAGAGGCACTATGAGTCAAGATTTATATTACGGAGTCTATAGAGGCTTGGTTGTTGATAATAAAGACCCACAAGGTCATCGTCGAATAACTCTTAAGGTTCCTCAGTTAACTGGCGACTTTGTTTCTGATTGGGCTTGGCCTCAAGAAAATAGTTTTTCTAAGGTGCAAGTTCCTGAAATTGGTGAAGGTGTTTGGGTTATGTTTGAGGGCGGAGATTCTTCTTACCCAATATGGACTGGAACTTTTGGAAAACCTACAAAAGACAAAAGACTCAACATCAAGCCCTTAAAGGACTCCGTATCTTTATCGGGTCTTGAGGCTCACATTATTACCGAAAGAACTGTTAACGGAACTACAGAGGTTGACTTAGTAGCCACCATAGTTGCTTTAGCAAATAAGGTAAAAACCTTAGAGACTAATTTGGCAACCGTTAAGACCACTTTAGGCACTAGAACATCCATATCTCACACTCACGGCACGAGTGGTTGATAGTTAAGCCAGTTTTATACCCCATTTAACGACAAAATAGACCGAGACATTTAGGAGACAACATGCCAGCCGTATATCCCAGTAGCGTAAAACCCTTTGACCCAAAGGTTGACTTTACTCAGGTTGTTGTTGCAGAGCACATTAACACTCTGCAAGACGAAGTTCAATCAGTCGAATCTTACATTGGCACAATGCCTCATGTTTCTGCTGGGTATGGTTCAGGAGCAGGTACTTTTACAACAGGAACTACTACTTGGTCTTCTTTAGCAGCCCGTGTTCAAAATCTTGAATATGGAATTAATGCTGATGTACATACTCAATATTTAAAGTTTGTTGGCGGAGACACCATTCAATCCAGCAACGCAACTGTTGTTGGGTTAACGCTTCAGGGGTTTTCAAGTCAAACAGCAGACCTTCTTCGTTTTAAAAATTCTTCTGGCACTGTACTTACTAAAGTAGACGCTGCTGGAAAACTATTTGTAAACAATCAAGAAATTAAACCAATTTTAATGCAAACAACGCAACCAGATGCTGCTGCTCTAGGTCTTCCAACAGGAACTCTTTGGATTGACTCAGATTCAGCACCAGCAGTTTTGGCAGCAGAAACAACTGTACAAATTACAGGGGGAACTCTTACGGGAGACCAAGCACTCACCTCACGTCTTCGTAACATCACGGTCTCTACATCTGACCCAACTGGTGGTAATAACGGAGACATCTGGATTAAGTACACTGCGTAGGATTTAATATGGCTATTGGTTCATACGTTTCAGGTACCTCTAAGGCTGCCTCTAACATTTACGCTAAAGTAAATGGTGGTTGGAAAAAAGGTACTTTTGGCTACGTAAAAGTTGACGGTACATGGAGACAATTTTGGGCAGAAAAATTACAAGATACTTTTGATAGAACAGACACAACAAACACTTTAGGAACAGCCACATCAGGTCAGGCTTGGACAATTGCTAGAAGTACTTGGAGAATTAATTCAAACAACGCAACAACAGCAGGTTCTAAATCAGATTATCCAATGGCTTACGTTGATTTGGGATTTAGTGAAGGAACTCTTCAAGCCAATGAGTTAACTCCAGGAACAGGTATAGCGTTTCGTGTTGTTGATGCAAACAATTGGTATGCAGTAGTTCCTTACTATAACCAAACCGCTACAACTTACTCTTATTGTGCATCCTACGGGTCACCGTATCAAGTATGTACTTGCTCAACAACCGTTCAAACTGGAACTGGGTGTACGGGAAGTTACGTTAATAGAACATGTCAATACAGAACAGTATGTCCTGCCACATTAGTTGAAACTACAACGAGTACTGGTGGGGGATGGACCACAACATACGGACAGCCTTGCAGTATGGTTGCAGGTCCTGCGGTTACTACTACTACTACAAAGTGTACAAACGAGTGTATTAAATACGGTACAAAAACAACCTGTACTCAAGTTATGACAAATGCAGCCTACCCAGGTAAATACGGTTGGGTTCCAGCAACTTACAAAGACGTTTGTACATCATCAACTGTTTGTCTTGATAAAGACATAGTTTGTAGAGACGTAACTACTACTACTTACCCTCAAGTTTATCAGTGTACTGCATATCAAACATACACTGCACCAACTGTAACCACCACTTATACGTGTCCAGTGGCTACTTATGAAGAAGAATATAATTGTGTAGGAGGTTACTGCAATGGAACCGAATATCCTATTTATACAACAACATGTCCTTGTAACCAGTACACAACTCAAAGAGACTGTATTCAAAACGCAACTGGAACAACCTATACAAATTATTATTATATCAGAGTATTGCAAATGTCTAATGGCGTAGCCACTGTTTTATCTGATACTCAAGTTTCTTCAAGATGGAACGCTGTTGTTGCAACTTTAAGCGGTCCTACACTTGATGTTACCGTTTATAGCGACAGTACTTACACTACGGTTGTGGGGACTGCTTCTCAAACAATTTCTGGTGCGGGAACGGGATTTGGTGTTGCAAGCAGTCCAAGTAACTTTGAAGATGGTCGTACAATTGGTTCACTACTCATCACACCAAAGGGGCAATAAATGGAAGAAAAGAAAAGACCGTGGGATATTTGGAAAGCAAAAAACGCTGGTGATTCAGTTCGTCCTTGGGATTTACTCAACCCAAAGATTGGTCGAGTTGATGAAGAAACCTATGAATACAGGTATAACAACCACTGTTTAAATTGCTCATTCCTTATTCAAGCAACTAAGACCTGTACAAAATGCGGTTGTTTTATGAGCGAAAAGTGTAAATTACCTCACGCTTCATGTCCCGTAGGTAAGTGGGGACCTGTTACAGTAAGCACAGAATCAGAAGGAGAATCAAATGGCTAAAGTACAAGACGCATCTAACCTGCCTCCAAAACCAATTGCTTTTATTATTGATGGAGAAGTTGTTCTTACTATGTACACAGATGAGCGAATCGCTGCTGTCTTAATGAGCGAACCAACGGTTATTGAATATGAACATAAAGGTCCAGAGTTTGACCCTGTTGA